TATTATGATGAATCAGATATTAATAGTGGATGGATTCATGTATCTTGGTCGCCAAACCCCAGAGAACAAGCTCTTACTAAAGATAAAGAAGGTTATAAGACATGGTAATAAACAAGTCTAAAATGAAATGCAACAGACCTAAACGACAAGTTCAGGGTGGCAAAAAGTTTGTAGTCAAGGCTTGTAAAGGTGGCAAAGAAAAGATAATTAGATATGGGGATGCAAATATGACTATTAAAAAGTCTAACCCTGCTAGACGAAAAAGTTTCAGAGCTAGACACAAATGTGCTAGTGCTAAAGATGTATTTTCTGCTAGATATTGGTCTTGCAAAAAATGGTAACAATAGGAGATAAGCTATGTATATGAAAAAGAAAAAAGATAAAAAGAAAAAAAGTAAAAAGAAAAGCAAAAAGAAAAAGTATTAACAATTAGGAGTAACTGCTTGTCAGTTGGGAATGTTGGAGGGTTAAAAAATTATGCCTAAAGGTAAAAACAAAAAGTATAGTAAAAAACAAATGAAGATAGCTAGAATGGCTGCACCATTTGATAGAATAACTGGTGCTGATTTTGCTAAACTTAAAAAGAAGAAAAAGAAAAAAGTATGATGAAATCAATTAAACCACCAAAAGGCTTTCATTGGATGAAATCTGGTAAAGGATATAAACTAATGAAAGGTACTTACAAACCACATAAAGGAGCTGTTAGAACTGCTAAGTTCTCAGTACAAAAAAGACATGGCTAAACTTTGTGCAAAAGGTAAGAGAGCAGCTAAACGAAAGTTTAAAGTATATCCTTCGGCTTATGCTAATATGTATGCTAGTGGTGTATGTTCAGGTAGAATAAAACCTAAGAAGAAAAAGAAAAAGAAATGAGTTTAAGAAAATGGACATCAGAGAAATGGGTGGACATTGCTAATCCCAAAAGAGGTGGTGGTTTTCCGCCATGTGGAAGATCAAAGGGTGAGAAAAGAAAGAACTATCCTAAGTGCGTTAAGTCATCTAAAGCTAGATCCATGACTGCAAGTCAGAGGAGAGCAGCAGTTTCAAGAAAGAAAACAGCAGAGAGAAGATCAAGAAAAGGAAAGAAACCTAACTATGCCAAAACATAAGAAGGCTTGGATCAAACCTAAAGTAATAATAATTGATATAGGAAAGTGTAAGTATTGTCATCAGGAGATGACGAACCAAGAAAGTTTTGTAGCCTTTTATCCTAGAGGTAAAGCACACTATAAATGTATGAAAGAAGATGATGCTAAACCTAAAACTAATTTTGATTGGTAAGGCAGCCATATTTCAGACTGCCTATCTAAATTATTTTTGAAGATATTTTATTTTCTTATTATACTTTTTAATAAAAGTATTAGCCAACTTAAGTTTAGTTTGCCATTTACTTATTAGTTTTTGATAGTGTTCTAGTTTATTTTTTCGTTTTTCATCTTTAGATAAGATAATAACTTTAGATTTCAAAACACCATTTAACCATCCTTGATCTACAACATACTTTGCCATTTCCAATTCAAGTTCAGCTTGTTGAATTGAATGAGGACTAAAACCATTTTGTCTATTTTTGGCAAAGCCATGTCTGTATCTATAAACCTTATGAGATATTAAATGAACAATATCTCTCCATCCTTTATTTGAACTTGTTGAATCACCAGATAAACAAACATAAGTTTTATACCAAACATCTTTTACAGACCTAAATTTAATCATGTTTGATTTAATATAAGGTGGTGCAAATTTTGGTTTTCCAAATTTAAACATAAGTTTTCTGACAGCTTTTTCTGCCTCAACTCTAGTTACATAAGGAATGTCTTGTTTATCCCAATAACTATTAACCTCATTATATTTGATTTCCATTCTTGTCCTATAAGGTAATATACTTAATGGATCTTTATTCATCATCTTGTTCCTCCTCTTTTTTATTTTCTTCTTCAAAGTTTTCTTCAAACTCTTTTCTTACCTTTGCTAACTCTTTATAGTAGCTTGGGTGTTTCCATTCATGACTCATGTTTCTCTCCTATTTTTTTTTATAAATATATTTTATCATACGCACTTTTTTGAAATCGTTTAAAAGTGAGTAAAATGTTTTTTTGGAAAAAATTATTATTGATTAGTGCGGTGTATAAACTTAAAGAAAAAGCTTTTTTGCTTTTTTAAGGTAAATTTTTTTTTATTTTATTGAATAGTAATCGACATTTCTGTCGCACCACATTAAATTAATTAACATTGGCGTTGTAACAAAATGTGATCTAGGTGTTTTTTAAAAAAATTAAGTGATTCGAAAAAAAATTAATATCCCCAAAATTTCTTAGCATTGTTTAAATAATCTTCGTTAGCATCACTATTCCAAAACATGTGTGTAAAGTCTGGTTGGATGTAATCTTTAAGAATATTTGGATCATTACTGATCTTCATTAAGTTTTGTCTTACTTTAGCTCTTTGAATTATTCTAGGTATTCTCTTTCTAATATTTTCTGGTTTAAGTTCATCACAATTATCTGCATGATAAACTCTAAATTCTTTCTCATTAACATAACAAAGATAAACAGGAACTTCAAATACTGACCAATAAAAATCTACTTGTAATAAAGTATAAGGTGAAGGCTTATCAGGTAGCTTACCTGGAAACCAAGGCCTAGTACCATCTGTCTTGACCATTCCCCTGCGTGGCATTTTACATTTATCTTCAATAATAACCTTATGCCCTTTTAAATCTATGTAACCATGAACAGGAATATTGATACCATCAAACCATTTAAATGCCTCTATCTCTGGCTTACAAGACTCCCAACCTGGTATTGATTGATGAGCCTTATGACAATTAGCAATCATAGCTGGTACTATACTTTTATAATGACTTAACTTTTCTTGGTCATCAGGTGTAAGTGCAACTAATTTATCTAACTTTTCTTGAACAGAAACAAACATTATTTAGTACCTAATGTTTTTTGATGCTCTTTGTAAAAGTTATCTCTTTCTTTTTCGTAAGCTATATTAAATTCTTCTGCAACTTTATCTATTTCATTGTAGTCATCTAAAAAATAACTTAATGGTTTTTTTAAAAATTTACTTATTTTGACTAAATTTACTAAAGGTATTCTGTTTTCACCTTTTTCATATTTACCTATTTGTTGATATGTATTCTTTAGAGCTTTAGCAACTTTAGTTAATGGAACAATAGTTTCTTTACCAGTAAACTCATTGACCTTAGTTCTTCTTGCTTGTCTTAATCTTCCACCTAATTTAATGTAAAACTCATTATCTTCTTCAAAGTTTTTCTTAGCTTTATTTGATAGTTTCATTGTGTTCCTTCCTTTAATTTAGAGTATAGAATCCCTTAAGTGCTTATGCAACTTTTTATATATACTTAATTAAGTATATAAAAATCTAGCATCTTTGTTCTCTGCTTCAACAATTCTTCGGAATAATTGATTGTATTCCTTAAATGCTTTCAGAGTATGTACGCATTGCCTTCCCTTATCTTTAGCAGCATAAACCTTTTTATGTGCCTTATCTAGCTTTGCATACAATCTAACATTGCTATTTCTTAAGCTCATCATTCTCCTCACCAATAAGTTTTATATTTGCACTAATAAGTTTGTTATCGGTGATATTTGCTTTTGCAAACTCACTAGGCATTTTCTGACTATGTGCTTTTTGTGTAGCTTCTTCAACACTAGCACCATCAAAAATTTCTTCAAAATCAACTGCTAATTCTAAACTTGATCTTTTTAAAACTTTAACCATTTAAAACTATGTTTCTGCTATAACCAGAGTAATCTCTTTTAATCTCATCTCTTTGTTCTAGCTTTTCAATTAGCGAACTGATTGAATTTTTACTCTTGTAACCCATTTCATTAGCCATTTCTAAAAATGTTGGCATATATCCATGTTTTGTACTATAATTCTTTAAATATTGCAATAGTCTGAGCATTTTTGGAGTCATCGGTCTTTTACCTCTTTTCTTGTTCATTTATTACTAACCTCCTCAATAATTCTGCGTAGCCATTGATGTCATCAAAGCTATCTTTTTTATAATTATCTGATTGCATAACTCTCCAACATTTTAAAAAAATCATAAATAAACCAAACAATTTTAAAGGTACTTTGACCTCAACATTATTATAAACTGATAAATATTTTTCTAAAATTCCTGACATAACATAAGAGGTATGGTCAAATTCTCCATAGTCATCTTGCTTTTGTTTTAATAATCTTTCTATTTCGCTAATAAACTTAACATTATCTGACATAATTTCCTTCACTATCTTTGCAGTAATGAGCTACTACATTTTGATTTTTATACTTAGTTAGCACCCAAACCTCTCCATTGCCTTCTTTGTAATTTGGGTTCTCAACATACTTAACATTTTTTTCAAACATTTCATCACAAGTGATGGGTAGTAAAGAATATGCAAAAGGAATCTTTTCATATTTTAAACCACCCTCACCTGAGTATATAACTAAAATTAAAAAAACTACTTTCAATTAGAAAGGAATTTCTTTGCTTTGAGGTTTAGCTTGTTTAGGTCTAGGTTCATTCTTGTAACCAGATAAAATATTACCTGATTCATTAATCCAACCGATTAAACCTTTGTGTCCACCAGCTTCTGCATAGTTCATTTCACCAGTAAATTTATCATCACCTTTGAATAGAACTCCTACTTGAGCAAACACTTTAACAAACTTGGTATTACCATTTTTTGATGCACCTTTGACACCAAGTATTGTACCCTTGTTGCCATTATCTAAATTTACATTTCCTGAGAAATCAATTCTGATGGCTTTTTCATTGTTGGCATCATAAGGAAATAATACCCAATCCTTCTGCTTACCACTACCATTGTCTGACATTTTGTCCTCCATTTTTTTTTATTGATTGTTGTTGTGATTCAAAATCTTTTTCTATTGAATCATTTTGTTTCTTCCAATCGGAATACAAAGCAGTCAACTTAGTTTCGGTTGTTTGCTTTTTAATTGTATCTTTAATTGAAACTTGTTTAGTTGTACCTTGATTATTCAAAGCATTTACTAATTCTTCTGCACTAGCATATTCTGAACCTGATAGACCAAATGCAGCTATGCAACGACCTAACGCACTACTGGAACAGTTCTCCATAGCACTTGTTTTATTTATAAAGTTAGCATTTCTATGTTCTTCTGCATGACCAACAGCATAAATAGTATCAGAAATATATAGTTCGGTTTTAACGACAACTCTATCATTATCATGGAATAGTATTTCTTCATTAAATCTAGCTTCAGGGAAATATTGTAAAAGATGTCTATGTCTTTCATTAACTGTAGAATATTTTTTACCTTTAATATCAACAGTTGGAATATTCTTGGCACTTGTTAAACACTCCTTTCGTCTTTCTTTAAATCCTCCCTTACTTTTTTCTTCTGTCGTCTGTGGCTTTAGTTTCATTGTTTCCTTTCTTTTGTTGTATCTTTTGATTTTGTTTAATTTGGTCAACATCTTTCTGTGCTTTAGCTTCTAAATAACTTTGGTTCTTAGCAATCATTTGATCTTTTAACTTTAATAAATCTAACTCTTTTTTTAGTTTTGATATTTCATCATCTCTTGCATGAAGTTGTTCTATATGTTTCTTTTCATTATTCTCATAAGTTCTAATTTTAGTTTGCATCTTTGCAAGTTCCATCATTACAGTATCTGTCATTTTTTTCCTTTCATTACTTCTTCAAGTGTTAATTTATGAACAATAATATCCTGTACTGCCTGACCTACTATTGCTCCTATATCCATGTTTAAATTTGAGGCTAGTGCTTTTCTTTCTTTAGCAGTTAAGATTATGTAATCGTTAAACCAAATATCTAAACTTTTATTGAGCTGTGAAGGTGATAAATGATCTGCTGTAAATGTTCCACCTTCTTCTTTTTTAGTCCATTCTTTTCCAATTGTTTTCATAGATTCTATTTATTAATTAATACAAAAAGTGTCAATAAATTATACAAATTATATTCAATTTGAGAGTTTATCATTATCAAATATTACAGTTGCATTGAAACTAAATGAGATTCTTTCGTTATCTTTATCATCTGTATTATAAGGATAGACTACATGAGAAAGAGAATTTGGAAATAATATCCAATCTCTAACCTCTGGCATAACTCTATAAGAATTATTATTAAACATACTTTCAGATCCTTCTATGAACTCTGTCTGACCTGAAAAATCATTATGTTCTTTAGCATTATCTGTTGAAATCATTTTAGGAATTTTTAAATAACCTACGCAGCTTAAATGATAATTACCATGCACATATTCTGTGTGGGTATGGCAAGGGTTATAATCGCCAGGTTTTGATATTACATACCAAGCAGAATTAATTAGAATAGATTTAATCTTATGTTCTATATGATTTTTGACATAAGTATTAATAATCGGATCAAAGAATTTTTGTTTCCATTTAAGCATAATTTCTGGTGATATTAAATACTCTGAATCTACATGACCGACTAACTTTTTAGACCAATCATGGTTCTTTTGTTTTTCTTTATCTTGTCTTATTTGTTTTAAATCATTTTGAAAGTCTTTCATTAGTTCTAATGGCATAACTGCTTTAGCAACTGTTGAGCCAAAAGGTTTAAATAATTTAAAATTTATCTTGTCTGACATCTTCCTCCAATGGTTTAAGTTCTTTTAATTCTATTTTATATGCAACAGGTCTATCTTGGTAGCCAAAATTTGATAGCTTTTCTGGTGGTAGATCATCATTATAAATAAATGAACCCATAATACTAAAATTAAAATCTTCGTTATTGTCTTTAATAATTAATATATAAGTACCTTTTTTCTCTCCAGGTCTTATCAGTAAAAAATTATATGATTTCTTTTCTTGGGTTCTTATCTCTATATTGTTTTGAAAATCTGAGTCTGAATAGAATTGGTTATCATCACTATAAGAACCATTATAAAAGCTATTAGTTGCCTTTGCATAAGCAACCTCTCCTAGAGCTCCTAAGATCCCATCTGTTAGTTGTGATTTAATTCCTTTAGTGTAACCATAAGAAAAAGTTTTACCCATTCTTAGGTTTCCTATGTATCTCTTTGATGCAATATTTAAGGCTAGTTCTACTTCGTTAGCTTCTAATTTAACTTTTATCATATTTATCCTTTCTTGCTTGATCTAATTGTTTAACTCTTTTTTCATATTCTTCAATGCTTTCACCAGAGAAATATTTAAACCAACATTCAGCACAATAATCTTTACCTTTTTCTACTATATCGGCACTCATACCACATTTAACACATTGCCTAACATCACCATACATATTCACTCAATTTCTTTCCAATCTTTTTCTACTTCATAAGTTAATTCTTTATCAAATTTTATATCTTTTAATAAAGGTTTTATTTTATTCCAATCATTAATAGTTGGATAAGAAAAACAATTATCTTTTCTAAACCAATGTTCAATCTTAGTTTTAGCAATATCTGTATTACTAACTAATTCTTTAATTGTAATTTGTGATTTAAGATATTCAATAAATTCTAATTTATCTGGTAGGTTAGGTCTATACATAAAAGGTTTATCAAATTGGTCTATCAGTTCTGGATTATTTTTTAAAAATTCCATAGCAACATCTGTAGATAAAGTTATTTGAACTCTTGAATTACTACTTCTATTCACTTTTCCTTTTAAAATTTTAGCAGCATAAATCATACTATCTTCATTTGTGTCCATTGAGGTTGGAGTCCGATACATTTTCTGCTTCAATGATTGCTTTTCCAAGTTCTCTTGCGATTTGGGGAACGATTGAGTTTCCAAGTGATTTGATTCTGTCTTTTCTAAATCTGTCCACCCTTTCGGATAACCCATGAGGAATTCTACAAATTCTGGATTGAGAGTTCCACCAGGTTTCTTGTCCAAATGATGGATTACATCCTGAAGTCTTGCTCCATAAGTCATGTGTGGTTTGTTCTTCTTTCTTAAAATAAAACTTCCAGATTTTGTCTGCTCCACTCTCTCTGATTGAGGTGTGTTTA